AACCAATGACCGGTCCTACAGGTTTAATCTTTGCAATGAAATCACGTTATACTGCAGGTACAACTGGTAACACTGAAGCACTCTTTAACGAAGCCGATACACGTTTCTCAGGAACACAAGTAGACCCAGCACAACCATCTGATGGTTCTGGTCTGTCAGCTGCCAATATGGACTCTGACTCTACTGCTGATGATGCTCGTGTCACTGCTCTAGCAGCTAAGGGTCTAACAACTGACTCTGCTGAAGCACTAGGTGATTCTGCATCAAATGCTATTGCTAACATGGGTTTCACTATTGAGAAATCAACTGTAACAGCAAAAAGTAGAGCTCTAAAAGCAGAGTACACAATGGAATTAGCTCAAGACTTAAAAGCTATCCATGGTCTAGATGCTGAAACTGAGTTAGCAAACATTCTATCAACTGAAATTCTTGCTGAAATCAACAGGGAAGTTGTTAGAACAATTAACTCACAAGCTAAAACTGGTGCTCTTCAAACTAACACAGCTGTTAATGGTATCTTCGATGTGCAAACAGACGCAGATGGCCGTTGGTCAGTAGAGAAGTTTAAAGGCCTAATTCTTCAAATCGAGAGAGAAGCTAACGTAATTGCAAAAGAAACACGTAGAGGTAAAGGTAACTTTGTTATCGTTTCTTCAGATGTTGCTTCTGCACTTGCTGCATCAGGTATGATGGATTATTCACCTGCAATGTCAACTGCATTAAATGTAGATGATACAGGTAATACATTTGCTGGTACTCTTAACGGAAGAACAAGGGTTTACATTGACCCGTATTCAACTACTGATTACATCAACGTTGGATATAAAGGTACAAACCCTTACGATGCTGGTCTATTCTATTGCCCATATGTCCCACTAACAATGGTACGTGCGGTTGCAGAAGACAGCTTCCAACCAAGAATTGGCTTTAAAACTCGTTACGGTATGGTATCAAACCCATTCGTAGGTAGTACACCTGCTGATGGTTTAGCAACTGCTAAAACAAACCAATACTACAGACTGTTCAGAGTTGACAATATCCTAGGTGCATAATCTAGATATTAAGGTCAAACTAAGACAAGAGACTTAAAATCTCTATAAGGGGTGGCTTCGGCCACCTCTTTTTTTTGTATAAATAATACTATGGCAACACTAACTACAAATATAAATTATCTTCAGGCCACTTCATTTAAGTTGCTGGTTGATAGAAAGCATTATCCTAACCTAGAATTTTTTTGTCAATCGGTTACACATCCTGGTATGACAATGAGTGCTGTCGAAACACCTTTTAGAAAAACTGCGATACCATTACCTGGAGACACATTAGTGTTTGGAGAGCTGTCCTGTCAATTAATATTAGATGAGGATATGAACAGTTATACAGAAATGTTTAACTGGATGCGTAGAAATTTAGATAATATAAATTCCACTTCACTTGATAGAACTAGTAGAGATGCACCATCATATGCAGACATTACACTTTCAATATTATCAAGTCATAATAACCAAACTAGGCAAATAAGATATATTGATTGTATTCCAACATCTATTGGCGATATACAATTTGAATCAACTTCAGCAGGAACTGAATATTTAACATTTGCTGCACAGTTTAGATTTATATATTTTGAACTATTAGGTAAAAATGCAAGTACAGGAAGTATTAATGCATCGTTAAAAGAAAGAACTTTACAGGATGGTTCAACTATATTAGAACCTACAATATATGATTCAGCATAAATATTATGAAACTTGCGATATGGGGTTCTACCCAAACGGGTAAAGCCAGTCTTACATTTAATTTTGAAAATTATTACAATTTAGAAAAAATACGATATAAAGGTGAAGTAGATTTTCAAAAACCTAAAACATCTTCGTACGTTATAAAAGTATTATATGATAATAGACTTTCCAATGATTTAATATCAAATTATTTACTAGATTTAATTGATGATGATTGTACACATTTATTTATGTACAGAGAAAATTTATTATCACAATACTTATCTTGGCATCATAATGAGGCCATTGATTTAAAATTTAATCCAAACATTTTAGATGTAAATAAGTGTAAAGATTTTATAGAATATACAAAGGAAAATACCTCTAGGATTTATAATAAAATAAAACATTTAAATGTACTTGCAGGTTCATATGAAGAGATATTTCATTCTGATAAGGTATATGATATTTTTAATAAATTAAATGTGGGTATAAAAAGAGAAGATGTTAAACATCTTATTGGGCCTTTAAAGTCGGAAGTAGAGAATAAATTTAAAAAAACACAAGCAAGGTTTACAGTTAATAAAGGAATAGGACACTTTAATTATAAAGAAAATTTTGAATTAATAGAGGATATTTTTTATGATGAATTTATACACATAGACAATAATACCAAAACATTAACCACTAAATAATTTTCTATTATTATATTCCTTAATTGTATCTAGTAATAATTTTGTATGATTATCTCTTTTTTCTCTGAACACTAAAGGTTCTTCATTATCTACGTCCATAATAATTGTTGTGTTAACAATTGGCATACCTGTTCTTTCTTCCCACATAATTGCATATGCTGACATTTGAGCGAAGTAATTTGATATACCTTCTGCCTTCTTCACACGCCTGGACGTCTTGAAATCGATTATAGAAGGTGTTCCATCATATACTCCTATACAATCACAACGTCCAGCCAAACCTAAATGTTTACTATATAATGGAACTTCTAATCCATATATTGTTGTAATATGTTTATCCAATATATGTTTTATATTTTTTAATGATTGTTGTATATGAGGTAAATATCCAGACGTATCCTTATTATTTAAATAAACCTCAATAATTTCATGTACAAGTGTACCACGTCCAGATGCTATACCACTAATTCTATTTGCTTCTTTTTCACCAACTCTGGCTCTCCAAGCAGCAATACCTTCTTGACTTAATATGCTCAGGACTGTAGTAACACTAGGGTACCTATTGCCATCAGGAGCAGTATAACGTCTGCCATTATTAGATGTTTCAGCAACCAGGTCGTCATATCCGATATCAATTTTTTCATGTTTAAACATCAATGATTTCGTTTACCATCAAACACACAAATGAAATATAAAGCCTCATTACCGGAATGAACTCTATGAAATTTACCATCTGGTATTAATACAGTATCACCTGCCTTAACAGATTGTTTTTCATGACCAACCTCTATTTCACCTTTGCCTTGTATAAAAATATATACTTCTTCCTGACCTTCATGTTTATGACCACTTGTACTTTTATTAGGGTGTAATAATGTTGAACTCAAAATAAGTCTGTTTAACATAACATTATCTGTAACAACGTATCTATCATCTTGTTTTACGATGCCACCACCAATATTCCAATTTTCATATTTTTTCATTTATAAAACCTCAATTCATATTTTTTACCAGAAGCCCAAAACCTTATAATACTATGACTATAAACTTCTTCTCTTTTTCTATGGTAAGTACACTTTCTCTTTTCGACGCCATGAATAGGGTCTACATTTCCACCAGTAAAGGCACCCAAAAGAGCACCACCTGTAGTTGCAGCGTTATCACCATTAGAAATAATATTACCAATAATAGCGCCAATAAGAGCACCTTTAATAGCATTTTCACCATTTGCTTTATTATTTTCATAAACTATTTGACACTTTTCTACTGATTCCTTAGTACCTGTATATCGCCATTCATATACATCTTTAATAACCATATTATATGGTTGACCTGTTCCATGTAACTCTCTTGCAGCTGCATCGCCTGGAACTATTAGTGCCAACCAAAATGCTACACCTACCAAATATATAACCAAAAGTTTATACATCAGATTTTTAAAATTTTTCATTGTTTCCATCAATCCCCCTTATCGTTAAATTTATTATATAATAATATATTTAAAATGTAAACACTTTTTTTTATTTATTGTCAGACATTAATGGTATTGCCTCTACCAGATTTCTTTTTCATATTCTTATGTACATCTTGCCAATCACT